TCCTGTCAGCCGATAATGAATACCGTGACGCATACCGTCAGTTATTCCGAGACAGCCTTGAAAATATAAAGTCCGCACTGTGCGCCGCTCCATCGTTCATAGCCGCTATAAAAGCAGCTATCCCGCGCTCAGAGCTTCGTGCCGTGTTGACGCCTTTTCAGAAAAGACTTCTGAACGAAGGTGTAGTGGAAATGTGCGTTGACAAAAAAGGCAGACTTCTTGCTGTCCTGCGAAACACCAAAAACGGCCAGTGGGCAGGGCATATAGAGCTTAAGGATGTTCTGACCACCCCCGACCTTTTAAACGCGCTGACTAATTTCACTATGCAGATGCAGCTCGCCCAGATGGTCGATACACTTGAAAATATCCACAAAGAGATATCAGACCTGTGCCGCGGTCAGGAAAACGACCGATTAGCCGAAGCATACGCCTGCCGCCAGAATCTTCTGACAGCCCTGCACATAAAGAACAATGGACTCAGAAAGCAGGCGCTCCTGAACGTAGCCCAGCAGTCGGAAGCCGCCCGCCAGAAGCTCATGCTCAGTCAGAAGGATTCGCTTGATTTCATAGAAAATCAGCCAGATGACTTTATCGGCAAGCTTACGAGTCACATCTCTTCTGCTAAAATAGAGGAGCAGATGGACAAGCTGTATATAGGTCTCAATGCGATAAACACAGCTTCCATGTCTGCGGTGATAGCCTATCAGGAGCTTGGCGAGCCCGAAGCCGCCGCCGAAGTTCTCAAAGCATATTCACACTATCTCAGCGTTTCATATGCCAGACCCAAAATGATAGAATGCCTTGACCTCAACAGCGAACGCACCGACAGCTTCTGGTCAAAGACACTGAGCGACGTACAGACCAATATAAACAGTCTGCCATTGCCGAATAAAACCAGACTTCTGAAAGGAGAACTTTAATTATGGAAACCTGCAAGAAATGCGGACGAAACCTGCCGGAGGGCTATAAGCACAAAGTGTGTCAGAACTGCATGGGTAAGGACGCAGATAAACTCAAAAAAGTTGTTGGTGGCGCAGCCGCAGCAATAGGATTACTGGCGTTCGGGATTGCTAAAAAAATAGTGCTAAGAAAATAAACACCGCGTTCACTCAACTCGCCACTTTACTCCGTCCGCTCCTTTGTGCCATGGATGTTTGATGTTGTAAAACGCTTTTTGTGCTGCCCTCATACTCATGTTAGCGACATTACCAAGGATACGGTGTGTATCAATTCCGTAAAACATTTGTAGCCCAAGATCGGCAAGCATTACTCCGCCAACAACTTTTTGAGCATTAGCTACTGCTTTGATGACTTTTTCTTTTCGAGCCTGGCGTGTGCCCGTTTTGGAAACAGACTCCGATCTGTTATTGTTATTGTATCTCTTGTGCCCTGCGGCAGTATAAGACCCATCGGCGTTCTGATACCGCCTTACCCCCACTTCATTCCGGGTATGCCGTAATGATAAAGTTCATTTTTCATTTTTACCTCCTGATGAGAAAAAGAGAAGAGCCCCTGTAAAGGACTCAACTCTTTCAATTTTGTTGCTCATCTGATTCATAAGTCCTTTTCGGATTGGTTTTCAGCATTTGCAAATATGGTGTCATTCAATCTTTGCTGTATATACAGTTTAAGATTGAGCGCCGCCCATTCAGCAAGTATTCCTACCCCTAATCCGATAAAGAATCTATTCATATAAAACACCCCTTTCTTTTCATTAAAGGGCTTGCAAATTTAGCGTGGTCAACTTATATGCAGAAAAAGGGAGAGGATGCACGTCAAGCGTCTTAGCTATGCGTTTAAGGCGACCTCAGCTTCCTAATCAGTCACTCTCCTTCTTCCATTAAAGGAGTTGTAAATTTCGCGTGCTACTTCTTCTTCGCTCCACCGTTGAACATAGCCGCAGCAAAGTCCTTGGGATTGAACGAGCGGGTAGAAAGCGCCACCGCACCATAAAGCAAAGCACCCGTTCCAATAGTAGGCAGCGCTCTTTTTCCTATGTCCTTGAGTATTGATTCAGCATAAGTCTTTCCCGGATTCACTTCTGTTTCTGTAAGTTCACGGAACTGCTTCTCTAGCTGAAGACGCTTTATGCTACTTTCAAGTTCAGTGGCGGTAAGACCGCCGCGGTTCTTGTAAGCGCTTCGCATAGCCGACCGCTCATCACGGTGTTTTCTCCTCTTCTTCCCCTCGGCAGTAAGAGTACCATCTTTATTCTGGTACCGTCTTACGCCCCACTTCATTCCGAGTACGCCGGAATGCTTCAAATCGTTATACATATGACCTCCCTGTGCAAAATACCGAAAATCAGTCTTGTTTTTTGGCAGAAATGTCCTGTTGAATAAACCACTGATATAGGTTATAATAAAGTCATAAGACAAAGAATAACACCATCGGAGGGCTTATGCCGGACATAAAAGAAATACGCTCGGCTGCGGCTGAGCGCAGTAATATAATGGTAACGGCTCACGCCGCCGAACAGATGAAAATACGCGGGATAAAGATACCGGATATCTATTCAGCCCTTGATAACGGCGAGATAATAGAAGATTATCCGAGCGACTATCCCGACCCCATGAAATGGGAACCGGACTTCAGGACCCGAAGGAGGGAAGCCACATGAAATGCTGTTACTGTAAAGGCGATATGACGAATTCCACCGCCACCTATTTCACTGAGCTTGAAAACACGATAGTCATTATAAAGAATGTTCCGTGCTTCCGCTGTTCACAGTGCGGGGAAGTGATATACCCTGCGCCGGTTCTGGAGCGCGTGGAAAATATCATAGACCGCTGCCGTGAGACCCTGACCGAAATAGCCGTTGTAAACTATTCCGCCGCATAACAAAAAGCCGGACGCCCGAAAGCGCCCGGTAATTTTTATGGGGATATCAGCCGTTTCCTGTTTCGTTCTTCTTTCGGAGAGCCTTTACGACCTCGCCGAGCGCCTCATTCCTTACGCGCCCGCAGATATCAAACGGCAGACAGGGAAGGGGACGGTTCAGTTTAAGAATACCGTCCATTTCCTCCGCTGACATCTCCGGAATGCGCCTGACAAGTTCCTCTGCTCCCTTTTTCGCAGCCGGATATCTTATCATCTGGCTGATTCCCTGCACTGCGATTCCGCCGAGCATGCACAGCCCGAATATTGCTCCGCTCTTCATATGAATTCCTCCTTATTTTGAACCGTAGTAGTTATTGAGTATCTGGTCGTATGTAAGCTTTGTGCCGGGGTGTTCTTTCTTGTATTCAGAAACGATCAGATTTCGCTTCTGAATATTGTTATGCGCTTTCACGCCCTTTACAGTTGCTGCAGTCGCCGCTCCGGCAGCCGCCCACGGTATCTGAGATTTCAGGTACTGGCTGACCATAACCTTGGCTGTTTCCGGTATAGAGGCTTTGCTTACCTCGTTTTCACTAACATTTCTTACAGCCTTGACAACGGTCTTGGCAGCGCCGTTGAACACGATCACCGGGCTTTTGGCGTTGTAGCCGCCATATTTCTTGTCGTTCACATCTATTATAGCGTCATATCCTGCTTTTGTCAACTCCGAGTACAGCTTTTTGCCTGCGCCACTCTGCCCGCCGCCAAGTGTCTGAACAGAATTAAGAACGTCATAAACATTCTTGCTTATTTTGTCACGTGAAAGGTCGCGTTCCGCTCTTCTGGTCAGTGATTTTCCCGCTGATGTAAAAGCCCCCGAAACTCTGGTTCGATAGCTTTCAAGGTCATCTTTCAGACTGTTTAAAAGCTCCGGGTTCTTCCCGACCATATCAGCAAGCGTCTTTGCCGCCGTCTTTCTCCCGGCTATCTTCAGACTGCCGTTTATACCGATGGTGGTCTGCTTTACAGCGTCAGGTCCCTGACCTCCGATTATCTGACCGCCGTATAGTCCCAGATATTTCTTGACGTCCGGCTTCTTGTATGCTGCATAGAACTGCCTTGAAACGTCGAGCTTATCTGTGTTTGAGATATTCTTCAGCTCCACTCCGGACTTAAGTATCTTGTCCGCATTGAGATCCCAGTGCTTGTACGCAGTATAAGCCGCCGCAGCAGCAGCAATAGTCACTCCTCCTGCGACAGCAATGGCGCGTTCAGTGCGTATTCTCTTATAAGCGGCAACCTCAGCCTCCTCGGCAGACATTCCTTTTTCCATGTATTTCTGTTCAAGGGCGATCCGGTGTTTGGATTTCTTACCAGAGGTACGGTTGAGCGCTCCCTTTGTTTTCTCGTCTGAAAGCTTCTTTTTCTCCCATTCAGTTCTGTCCAGCGCATTTTTATATTTTTCGCGCGTCTCCTTTGAAGCGACACCACCATTAATAAATGTGTTGGTGACTGCTTCCCGCTGCATTGCACGTTTCGCTTCTTTAGCGTCCGCTTTCGCTTTCTGTACGCGCTGCTCAGCACTTTTAATGTCAGTGTCATATCTTTTACGTCCTGCGGCAGTCAGTGAACCGTCCTTATTTTGAAATTTCCGGACGCCCCACTTCATTCCAAGTATGCCGTGATGACAAAGTTCAGCCATTATTTACCTCCAATACCGCGTGTTCCGCTATCTCCGCCCGTGCTTCTCTGTCAACACATTCAGTGACGTCCCCACTGTCAGCAGAGATATCAGTCACCGCCAATATCCGCCATTCCATCTCTTTGAGACTTCGCTCCATAGCGTCCAGTACCGAGGATGTAAGCGGCGGGTCAAATATCAGCCGCACCTTTTGGCAGACATAGGTCTTGACCAGTGAAAGCAGGCTGTTCTCGCCGATAAGCTGCTTCCATGTAACATCATTCCCGGTGATATAAAGCCCGTCCTCCGGGCCTGCTCCAAGCTGGGCCAGCACGGACAGCGCCGTGTTTATATGCATGACGAGCACCTCGTCAAACGCGTCCACGTCCTGCTCCATGCCAAGCGCTTTCTTTACCGTGCCGAGTATACTTTCTTCGTTCATACCGCTTTCACCTCCAGTGTCGTCCGTTTCCATGGCGCTGTGTCCCCGGGATGTCTTTCTACCGGGATATCAGCCCCGCACACGCTCTTGTCCCCGTAATGTATCGCGTTATGCGTTTCGTGCGATACGCAGACAAGGAACTCCGGATCAAGCATGAACTCCCAGCCGCCCTGAATATCAGCCACAGTCAGCGGATTCATATGGTGTACCAGTATCTTGCCCTGTATCTCCCGACCGGGTATACCAAGATCGCACCCTCTGTCACGCGATATCACGATATCACGGGCTCTTTTCCATTCAGCAGAACGATAGAACTGCTGGTTCAGATATCGGTCAAAGCCGAATGTATCCCCGCCGACCGCCCCTCCAAGGCTGAGATATCTGAACCTTTCCTCAAATGTTCCAAGCTCTGTAAGATCTGAATATCTCCTGATCCTGCCCGGTCTCATTCCTCGTCCTCCTCGTCAGTATCGCCGCGGTATCCCCTGAGCGCGTCCATAGCCTGCTCAAACAGCTCGGTCATCCTCTTTCCGGATTCCAGAGTCTCTGTCTTAGCCTGCGCCAGCTTCGTTTTTTCTTCAAGAAGTTCTTTCTCCATTCGCTCCCGTGAAGAGCCAAGCTTCAGGAAATGAGTTATCACCTGAGATGAAGCCGTCCCATCCCGGAGCTGTTTTTCTGCCTGGTCTATTGCAAGCGCGATAAGCTGATTTTCCCGCGCCTCCGGAGTACGCGCCGGGCGCATGGAAACGCCTGATTTCGACTTTTCCAGTTCACTGTTTTTCCTGTTGCCCAATAGTCCCCACCTCCGTTGCAACAGCTTTTTTTTCTGATAATATCTGAGGAACAGACAGACCCGTATCAGGAACTTTACCCGGCCCGAAAGGAGATAACCAGCCGTACAAAGCCTGCCTGCTCCTCAGATAGTATCAGTAAAAAAGAAATTACCGGAACTGAGGAACGCACCGACACGATCGCAGTGTTTTTTCCCAGTTCCGGCACAGAATATCAGCCGCCTGCCTATGCTCCCGACAGCACCGCAGCACGGGTAGTTTTCCGGTATATGTTCCGGAAATCATACTTGATTATCTCGTCTATCGCGCGCTCAACTTCGCGCTGGTTTTCCTCGTCAGAAAGTGAATCTGAGGTTCTGGCAATGCGCCCCAGATATCCGCAGGTGTGGTAGCCTTTCTCTTCGTCAAAGAGAAACCAATCCGTAAACTGCTCAAACGGATCATACGGGTTGTCAAATGTAGTCAGTCTGCATTCAGTCATTCATGGTCACTCCTTTCCATCAAGATAATTGCGCACAGTTGTTGTTGAAACGCCCATCGCGTCAGCTATTTCAGCCATGGTGTAGCCGGAAGCGTCCATTGCCGACATCTTGTTTATCTTCGCCTGGCTCAGCTTTGTTCTGGTTCTCGGCGTAGCCCTCTGGCGCAGCGAGTCGATGTCCGCATTTTGAATTATCTGTGACAGCTTGTTTTCACTTATTGCGCCAGCCTGTATCGCTTCCCATTCCCGGTCTGTGATCACAACGCTGGAACGCTTCGCACCGACCTTTTCACGGGCGGCTGACAGCGCCTGCTGATTGGCTTTCTTTATCTCGCTCTTCGTCATATCCGGGTTATCCCTGCGTTTGGCGTCGACCACGGATTTGGCGATCACCTGTGCGTGGCGTTCTCTGGGGGCGTTCATCAGTGCCACGTTGAGTTTCGCAGTGAGCGAAGCTACCTCGTTAGCATATACAGCCTTTGCAGAAGCGTCATACCTGATATTACCAGTAGTGACCATCTCCTTGCGAGCCTGATTTGCAAGAGACTTCATCTTGTTGGCATATTCAGCATATGCTTCCTCCTGCGGAGTTCCAGAGGACAGAGTATGTGCGTCCCTGGTCTCCGCCATTTTTGTGCTTGTCTGAGTCCGGACCTTTTCCTTTCCGGATTTGTCCGTATAAGTCTCGTAGCTTTCTTTCCAACTCTGCTCTCCGGTATCCTTGTCAATGACGGGGTTTCCGCGGCGCTTTACCACCTGGACCTCGGATTTTGACCGTGATATAAGTGTTGCCGCTCCCTCGTGATACCGTCCGTCCTCATCATAGACGCCCTGATACTTCTTTTTCAGCGCTCGGATGCCATTGTCTGCCTCGCTCTGCTTGTAATCAAGACCGTGCTTCTCTGCGTCTATTACCACCATAGAGTGTCTGACGGCACGGGCAAGTTCGTCTGAAGTAGCGCCCTTAAGCGTCATATCCGTAATGAGGTTGGATATCTTGCCCATCTCGGTCTGGGTGTTCTTCATCGGCTTGAATGTACCCTTTTCCCTGCCTCCATATTCAAGCTTCGGGTCAAATCCCTCCAGTCCTTTCAGTGCAGGCTGCGAGGATATCCGTACCTTGCCTCCGCAGGGTATCACCATTACGGTGTCACCGTCAAAGTCAGCACCGGAAAGACGGTCGGCAACTTTCTTGTTTATGCCCACCGCATCCCGGGG